GTTAACTCTTCTTCCGTTACCAGGTTGTAGCGCTTGAACACGGCCATGGTCTTATGCCCGGAGAGGGCCATGATCTGAAAGAAGTCATTTCCGGCCAGGCGCAGGTTATTCAGGACACAATGACGAAGATCGTGGAATGTGAAATCTTCTATGCCTGCGTTGCGGCACGCCGTCTTGAAGCTGCGTTTGATCTCATCAAAAGGCTTTCTCCCTCCCTTAAAAAGACGCGATCCGTATGGAGGCCCCTGGGAAGGCTTTCGAGAGTGGCCTTGACTTTTGGATGGATGGGAATGTTCCGCGGGGAATCGGTCTTAGTTCTTTCGCCAGCCAATCGGATGAATCCCTTTTTCAGATCGACTTCCGGCCAGGTGAGGAGAGCGATCTCTGAATATCTCATTCCCATTAAGTAAGCCATTTCGACAAGAGGGCGGACATGGATTTCGCAAGCGTTGAGGAGCTTTTCGATCTCCTCTCCTGTCAGCACTTTCATGCGGATATTGTTTTCAGCGAGTTTTTTTACGGTCCCGATGGGGTTGTGTTTCAACTTCCCATGGTGGACGGCGCGATTAAACATGGCTTTCAGGCAAGCGGTCTCCTTATTCACCGTGCATGGCCGGATGAACTTTTTCCGACCCTCTTCAGAGGTTTCTTCTCTTTTGACCCTTCCATCAATTTCCTGGAGCCTTAATTTCTGATACGACTCACATTGGCCGGAAGTGATCTTGTTAACCTTCGTTTCTTTCCTTAACAGCCTACAAAGGTTAGCGATCGAGACGGTATCTCTACGGTGAGATCTCTTCGCCTGAACTTCCGGGAGCTTCAGATACCAGTCACAAAGCTCTCCGAGAGTGACCTTGGTTGCCGGGTCTTTATCGATGTATCGCTCCTCCGTTCGGAGTTTAAGAATCTCTCGTTCCCTTTGTTCAGCAGCCTCCTTGTTCGGACCTATGCGCTCCCGCTTCTTTCTTCCATTGACATACACTGAAACCCAATAGACCTTGCCGCAGAATTTGCCCAGTTTAAAACCGCATTCACATTTTTTCCGCGAAATACTTAACCTCTTTTTACATTTTGGGCATTCCAGTATGATGGCCATGTTAAGCCTCCTTCCTTTTCCTCCTAATTCTTTTAGGTTTTACATTTGGTCCTAATAATTCCTTTAATTTCTTCCTATAATATTGCCTGGAATATTTCTGCTGTTTCTTTAGATAGGCTTTATATTTCTTGGGGTGCTTTTCTTTAAGTTCATCTCTTTTTACCTTAGCAATAGACCGAGAAGCGCAAGAAGTAGTGCAATATAGTTTTTCTCGTTCTGTGAAATTTAAGAAATACCGACTACACCCTTTACATTTAATGATTAATTTGAACCGCAAACCATAAATCAATTCTGATATATTTGTGATTCCCCAATTTTCTAAAGTCCCTTTTTTAGGAGCACTTTGAATAAAAAAAAATGGTTTATTCAAATCCGAGAAAGCCGGTTCCGGCTCTGAAGACCGAACACTAAAATATGAAATTTTCTCTGGAAGCTGATAGAGAGGATGTTCTGATGTTGGAAGCCCTTTTATAGTCTCCAAAAAAGATTTAAATATCCCTTGAATTTCGAACATTGCTTGAAGCCCTTCCTTTTTCTCAATCAGCCATTCTTCGAGTCGAGCAGTGGCATTGAAAAGTTCAAATTCTTCAAAACTCCATTTAAAAAACCACTTGGAGCAAATATAGGTTAATTCGATAGCCACCATTCGCTTCTTGATTCCCGAAAGAGAATTTAAATCAGTTTGAATGAAATCCAAAACCCATTGAAGCCATTTCTTTTTAAAAATCAATTCCTTACTTCTATTCATGTCCATTCACCTCTTCAGCTATTATAATAGTTAATGATTTTGCATTTGTCAACGATTATTTTTAATTATTAAGATTATTCAAAGAATTCCATACGTTATGATATTTTTATATTGACATATTTCAATTTAGCTCGTATAATATTCTTAATTAAAAAATAGGAGGTTTAAGGCCATGTCTGAATTACTCGATTTGAAACAAGGGGCAGAAGAGCTTCATCTGTCTATCCACACTCTTCGTAGTTGGATTTTTCAAAAGAGACTTACTCATGTGAGATTAGGCCGGAGGTGTTTTCTGCGAAAAGAGGATATTCAGGATCTCATCAAAAAGGGTGTGGTCAAGGCAAAATAAGATTAGGCGAGCAGAGCCATGAGCCACAATCAAAATAGTCTTTCCCTTCACCCCGACCATTTAGCCGACCTTCAAAAATCTGGCCTTTCGGATGACACCATCCGGGAAGCTAAGATTTGCAGCGTGCCTCCGGGAGGCATCAATAAAAAATTAGGTCCGGGCTTCCCTCGTCCAGAGAAAATTAATTCCCTGATGGCTTTTCCATATCCCGGGGCCGATGGTTTCGAGCGATATAAACTCTTTCCCTCATTGGAAGACCGGAGGTACCACCAGATCGCAGGGACAGGGAATCATATTTATGTGCCTTTAGTGGCAGGATCCACCCTAAAAGATCCGTCAATTCCCCTCTATATCACAGAGGGTGAGAAGAAGGCACTGAGAGGGTGCCAGGAAGAGCTTTGCTGTATAGCCATAGGGGGACTGTGGAACTGGAGCGATGGCACCGAAGAGAAAAGGCTCATTTCCGATTTTGAGAAAATAAATTTATGGAAGCGGATCGTTTATCTCATTCCAGATAACGATTGGTTAAGTCCAGATCGTCACGGAGAGCGGAAAAATCTTCATCAGGCTGTTTATGAATTAGCGTATAGGCTCATAGATAGAGGGAGCATTCCTTTTATTATCGAATTGCCAGAAGAGCCGCTGAAAGGGTTAGATGATTTTCTTTGTCACCATACGATAGATGAATTTCACTTATTACCAAAACGTCTAATTAGAAAACAGAGCTTACCGGAAATGATCAAAGAGGCTTCCCTGGAAAATCTTCGAGAAATCCTCAAACGGCTGGCTGGACTTCCCGAATCGGAGAGGGCCGTCCATATCAATGCGCTTGGAAAAAAATTGAATATCGCAAAGAGGGCTATTCAAAAAGACATCCAATCCCTTTTCCACAAAAAAGACGATAGGCCGGACATCGACCGTTTGCTGGAATCCGGGGCTAATCCTGAATCCAATTATTCCGCGCAGAATTTCATCGATGGCGTTCTGTCATTCGGCGCGATCCTGGGGAAAGAACGAGCCCTTGTCCAATCGGACGGAGAGATTATCTTAGCCGATGGGAGCAGTGGGGATTCCTTCCGGTTCAAAAGATCGACCTTGACGGCGGAAGCGATTAAACGATTCCGGGCCGGGGAGGATGTGGACGGAAAGGACCTTCTGAACCGGATCAAGAATCTATTCGCCGATCATGTGATTTTCCGGGATGACCGAATCCCTACCCTCCTGGGGGTGTGGACATTGGGCACTTACTTCTTCAAGGCATTTCGGTTTTATGGTTACGTGTGGGTAAACTCGCCTGTTAAGAGGTGTGGAAAATCTCTTTTACTTGATATCTTGTCCCTTGTCTGTTTCAACAGCACTTCGCGCCTTGTAGATCCTTCTTCCTCTTTTTTATTCCGGGAAGTAGATCGTAATGACGGGACTTTGGTACTTGACGAAATCGAATCATTGGGCGGTGCGGATAAAGACCAAAAGTCCGAGTTGATTTCTCTTCTTAATGCCGGGTTTCAACGAGGCTCACAGGCTCCACGCATGGAATCAAAGAATCGAGAATTTGTAGTCACTTATTTTAATGCCTATTCTCCTAAAGCGCTGGCAGGAATAAAAAGCATTGGAGATACCCTCGAAGATCGATCCTTCAAAATTGCAATGGCGCGAAAGACAAAATCCGAGGTCGTCAAAAGGTTCAATCTTCGGGCTCTTGATTCTACCATTGAAAAAATTAGGGAGGACTGTTTTATTTGGGCCTTGCGATATGCCGGGGATGTTGTGGAGGTCTACGAACAGGATTCAGAATTTCCGGGGATCCAATCGCTTGACGACCGGCTAAAGGATATCCTGGAACCTCTGCTTTCCATGGGGTCCGTGATAGACACACAAGCGAACGCTGCGACCATGCCGACCGTCAACACCCTCATCAACCTGGCGCGGGACATGGGTAAGGGTCGCGAGGACCAGGAATCCCTGAACGGATCGATTCCGACTGTTGCGAACCTTATGGGGACGATGATTGATGGCGTGGACGAAAGCTTCATAACAGTAGATGAGTTATTTTCCAAATTTCAGGCAGATGAGGACCTGGGCTTCATCCACTCGAAACGGAGCCTTGCTTTCTATTTGGCTAAGCTGGACTTACACCGAGCATCACCTAAAAAGATCGACGGAAAGACGGTGCGAGGATATTTCATTACCCGGAAGTGGCTCGACGATCTGAGGGAACGGTATGCGTAATTTTTCCACCACCACCCTATATACAGAAAACAAGTGTAACAAGCGTAACTTTCTAATAGATTCAATATCTTATCATGAGAAATTAAGTGTAACCTTTGGGCTAAAGTTACACTTAAAAAATGGGTTTAACTGTTTGAAATTATTTGTTAGTTACACTTGTTACACTTAATTCCCTATAGGAAGGGGGTATAAGAATAAATGAGACCTTTGGCAAGGAAAGCACTTGAAATGATCCAGGCACAGGGGGGAAGGGTGCATGATATGGACGTTATCGAGAGGACCCTGCAGGAGATCGGGAAGCAGTACCGACCAGGCTTAATTCGATGGATACGACATGATTCAGGCCGGTGGCCTGAGTTCTTGGAATTAGAAGGCAGCATCAATGCCGCTGCTCTTGCTAATGATAAGAAGGAACTGGCAGGCGCCCTCTCTGCTTATCGTTCTTTCTTTAGTGAGGTGATGGAGGGTTATGAGAAGGAAAAGGCCCTTCCGTTGTTTAGGTGAAAGGTGATCAATGCAAGTTGAAGTTCGTTCCGATTTAGAAAGTGCATTGAGACTTTTCAAAAGACGATTGGGGCAAGAAAGGCTTACAAAGGATGAAGAGCGACACAGATTTTTTTTAAGGCCAGGTGAAAGGAAAAGGCGGAAACACTTCTTACATCTTAGAAGATTAAGGAGAAAACAAAATGATCAAAATGAATTTGGAATTAAAAGGGGTAGACAAATTCCTTGAGGAACTCTATGCAAAGAAGTTTAAACAAGCCATGAGGTCCACAGTCGACAAGACCGCGACCTTTGCAAAGAAGGCACTCGCTGATGAGATCGTGAGCGAATACAACGTAAAAAGGGGTGATGTCCTCAATAAGATGACGGTGAAAAGGACAACTATGAATGAATTAAGATCTATATTGAGGATCACCAGCGCGAAATTTTCTAAAATATATTTCAATGCTCGACAGACAGGCCGCAGAGTCCTGGCAAACATTTTCAGAAAAAAGATTGAGTTTATGCCCAGCGCTTTCATCCAAACCATGAAGACAGGACACAGAGATGTTTTCAAGAGAAAAACAAAAAACAGATTTCCGATTAAAGTGATGAAGGGGCCCAGCGTTCCTGATTTGGCAAAAGCAATCGAAGCAAGAGTTAAAGATAAAATCAATAACTTTATGAGAACTACATTTAAAAATGAGATTGAGAAGAGAAAAGAGAAATAATATTATGTGTCCGCTAACGCTTGGTATCAGAGGGTTAGATGTTGTGTCCTTCTTGACGGATGTCATCCCAAGCGGTGCCGACGGCGCATCATAGGGCCGTTCAAAGGCCGAAAACTCAGGTGCCTTTATACTTTTTCGAGGTGAATTATGAAGCAAAAAGAGTTAGCTGATTTATTTTCAGCGAGCGTGGGTTCAATAAAAAAGTGGGCCGCAGAAGGATTTCCGATCAACAGCGATCTCAAAAAACAGATTGCATGGGTAAGAGAGAATCGACCCATTGCCAGCGACACTATAACCGAGGCACGAAGAAGAAAAATTACCGTGTAGGCTAAACTAAAGGAACTCGAACTGATGATAAGGGAGGGCAAGCTCCTGCCAAGAAATGAAATATCCGATTACATCGGGTTTGTCATCCTGGAGACAAAAAATCGATTTTTACAATTGAACAGGACCCTTCCGTCCAAGTTGATTGGTAAAGATCCAAGAGAGCTGGCCGATGTTATCAAATCAGAGGTTCGTCAGATTCTTACAAATTGTGACTGGGCAATTCACAAGGGCCTAAGGTGAAACTTATGAATAAAGGTTTCTGGCCGGAACATCTTGACCTCTGGAGCCCTCCCGAAAAAATCACGGTGAGTCAGTGTGCGGATAAGCATCGAATTTTAGGACGTGGATCATCGAAACCTGGGGCCTGGGAGACGAATTTCCTCCCGTTCATGCGGGATGTGATGGATTCCTTTTCAACAGATTGCGTTGAAGAAATATGGCTTATCAAGCCGACCCAATCAGGAGGGACGGAAGCCATTCTTAATATGCTTCTCTCTGCGATCCTCCAGGATCCCGGCCCTGCAATGATTGTAGAACGTACCGAGGGATTGGCTGATGAGGTCTCCCAGGACAGAATCAACGGCATGATCGAAACCTGTGACCAACTCAAAGAGGTCAAGCGCCTTGATCAGGACGTCCGCAATGTTGAAGACGTGACAAAAAAGAAAAAAACATTCTCTACCATGACCCTCTATCTTGCCTGGTCGAATAGCCCCACCTCTCTTGCCTCAAGACCGATCCGTTATTGCTTTTTTGATGAAGTCAATAAATATCGAAAATTCGCCGGAGAGGAGGCTTCCCCATTGGCTTTGGGGCGAGAACGGACACACACATACATTTTCACCCGAAAACTTATCCATGTTTCAACCCCAAGCACAGATATGGGGTATATCACCAGAGGGGAAGCCTCTTGTGATGTAAGGTTCCGCTACCATGTCGCCTGTCCGCATTGTGGCCATAGGCAAATACTGATTTTCGATCAGGTGAAATTTGGGGAGTTCAAAGATGATCTTCAAAAGGTCGAGGATTACGCCTGGTATGAGTGCGAAAAATGCAGGGAGAAAATTTTTAACGATCAAAAGGGCGAGATGGTGAGGCGGGGGAAATGGGTTGACCTCATTTCAGGATTGGAATTTGAGAGGTGCATGGAAGAACTGAGACCAAAAAGAATAGGCTTCCAGATCAATCGTCTTTACTCTCCGTGGCACACTTTCGGAATGGTGGCGAGGGAATTTCTTGAGTCGAAGGACCTTCCAGAAAAGTTGATGAACTGGAAGAACTCTTGGATGGCCGAGCCATGGATCGAGAAATACGAGACTAAATCAGAGTTGGAAATATTTCAAAACACCATCGATATTGATTCTTTCATCTGTCCCCAGGGGACGGTTGCCTTAACATGTGGCATTGATCCGGGCCAGGGCGGGTTTTGGTTTGTTGTGCTTGCATGGAAAAGGGATATGGGACCCCACCTTATCGATTATGGGTTTCTTCCAAGCTGGGATGAAGTGACAAGGCTTGTCTGGGAAAATACGTATTCCATTCAGGTCGAAGGAGGTGAGAATAGACTTTCAATCTGGAGGGCCGGGATAGATACGGGAGGTGGAGAGAGGGAAAATTATGATCTGACACAGACCGAGGAGGCTTACGATTGGCTCAGAAAGTATGGAAAAGGGAAATGCTTCGGGACCAAGGGGATGTCCCATCCATCGATGCAGAAAATTAAGATCTCCCATATTGATAAGATGCCGAAGGGGCAACCGATCCTTGGTGGTATAACCTTACTCAATCTTGATACCGATGCTTTCAAGAACGCCATTCATTATCGATTAGAGGTCGAGGAGGGAGGTTCCGGACGGTTCACTTTTAACAAGGAGACCCGAAAGGATTTTGTGAGCCATATTTTAGCCGAGGAGAGACGGGTTGATTTCAGGACCGGGAGGTCCGAGTGGATACGGGTGAGGAAAGATAACCATCTCCTTGATTGCACCGTGATCGCCTTCGCTATGGCCGACCCGGAACTCTGGGGAGGGGTAAAAGTCATCCGGCCTCCAAAGAAAAATATGGTTATTGAGTTAGCTCCGCAATTATCGTTTGCGCACAAGCGGAAATCCAGCTTTCACAGCCACTTACAGGTATTGTCAATCTCATAGGCCATTAAGGCGATCTCCCGGTTATGGATCTTAGTATGCACTTCCTCTAATTTCTGAAAATCTAAAGGCCATGTCTTCTTCCCCTCTCGGGTAACCATATAGATAGTGCCGTC